ATTTACCGTAACTAGTACAGTCACTGGCACTGCGGCACCAGTAACCGCAGTGCCAGTGACTGTACTAGTTACGGTAAATTGAGTAGCTGAGCGTGTTGCAATAGTAGCATTTGTAAGGTTAAACGCATTTGTAGAAAGTCCAGCAATAGACACTACCTGTCCTACAGCAAAAGTATTGGCTGAGGTATAAGTAACTGTTGTTCCATTTGCAGAAGCTGCTGTAACTGTAGCCGTAGCAGCAGGCGTTGTTACAGTAACAACAAGTGAGTATCCTTGTACGGGGGCTTGAGTAAGCTGAAAACGAGAAGTAATTCCATCGCCCGTAAATGTGTCAGTAAATGACCTGGCTATGTCGCCAATCTCTGCCCTTAGTCTTTCTGAGAGCTGTTGTACTGAGGCAGTCATTTATCCTCCATAAAGGTTATATGCTAATCATCCATCAAAATACTGGATTAGTCTGGGTAAAAAAGACCCGCTCCGACAGGAGGGCGGTTGTCGGAGCGGGCGACCTAAATAGCGGCATTAAAGCCTATCGTACAAATAACCCTTTTCCTGAAGGTGTGCCGCCACATGCTTCGGTACTTTGTACTTTTTACCGGCTTCAAAATTATAATGGTTGCCGACTCCGATAGTCATCATATTGATGTCTTCTGCAACACGAATTACTGTTGTGTCGTCAGCAAGGGAAACTCCCACGCTTTCAACCTCATCAATAACGGTTGGCTTAGAAAGATCTGTGAGATCTGTGATTTCATTCTGATCTTTAAAGTTCTGCGTTGCAGTTGCCATAGACATTTCATTTGCACGTAGTGCAAGTTCTTCTGCATGCGCCTTTACTTGTTCTTCACGTTGACGTCCTGTAACGTCAGTAACTTTTGCTTTTGCCACGATGTATGTTCTCCTTGTAGGTTTGTTTGTGTTGGGAGGCTGGATTCTTAGGCCCAGCCTCCCCTTACTTAAATTAGTTGGTTTCTGCGATAACTACAGACTGATCTGTGATTAGACCAAGACCGTAGATTGCGTACCAAGCAAGTGCGTGCTCACGACCGAAGTCAAGAATACCGCCATCGCGTAGTTCAACTGGAAGTGAAATTGCGTGACCGAATGCGTTATCTCCAATGAAGATAGCTGAATAGCGGTCTGAACCACCGTTACCTGTCTTTGTTGCTGGAGATGTGTATCCACCACCAGTTGGGTAAACGATTGATCCTGGAGCTACTGCTGTGTCAGTTGTGTATGAAGTACCTGCACCACCGGCAACCTTTTCGATCTGTGTTGTTTCGATGAATACTGTGTCGTATAGACGACCAATTTCACCTAGCATGAAGTTACCTGGAGCTGCGTACTTTGTTACTTCGATGAACTCTGCGTTGTCACGAAGCTTACGGCTCTGGTGTGGGTGAACGAAAGCAACATATGTCTCACCAAGGCGAGGAATATTCTTTGTTGCCAATGTCTCTACGGCATCCTTAACAACAGCTGTTGTAAGGTTGAATGCGCCAGTCATTGAGGCACGTGTTGTACCTGCAGTTCCTGCGTCATACCATGCGTTTGTTCCTGAGATACCTGAACGGTCGTAACCGTAGATCTTTGAAGACGCTGCCATGAGTGTGTCACGAGCCTGGCCATCAAGATAGAGGGCCATGTTACGTCCTAGAAGACGTGAAGCTGATGCCATAACGTCATCGAATGATGCGTTAAGTAGTAGCTCTGATACTGCAATTGCAAAGCCGTGCTCTGCTACAGTGATTGAGAACTGCTGTGCTGTCAATGCGTTTGTTGACATGCGGACACCTTCAACTAGTGAAGATGCAAATCCGAGGTTGTTATAACGCATGAAGTTAATCTGTAGACCAGGTGCGACGCCTAGTTCTGTCTTCTTAACAGCGAACTGTTCGAAGCGAAGAATAGGCATTGACTGGAATAGAATTTCCTTAGACCAGATGGTCTGAATTGCTTGTGTTAGCTGGCTATTGGAGCCAGAGTATGCTGTAGGTGCTGCGGCTAAATTGCCGGTACCTGTTACGGCTGATGCCATGTCGGTGTTACTCCTTGTTCATATATGTTAGGTTGGTTTAATAGGTAAGCTTTTACCCGAAGATTCCCTTGTTACGATTAGAGGCTGCTCTTCCAAGTAGCTTCTCTCGATATTTTGCGTATTCAGTAACCGACATAGAAGCAATCTGCTCCGATGTAAACGATTGTTGGTCCGAGTTAGTGTCCATAGGTCCGGATGCAGGAGATGTTACTCTACTGCCTGTCATTTCTTTTCTAGCGTTCTGCATTGCAGATTGCGCCGATTCCAAGATTCGTGAGCTGCGCTCACGTAGTCCTGTAATACTTTCTTCTATCTCTTCGGGATTATTTCCTGAGATTAGATCTACAAGCTCAGGGATAATATTATCCCGCTCTTCTTCTACGCGTAGTGCGCGATATGAAGTTACTTCTGCATACTTACGTTCAAGATCAAGAAGATTAAACGCACGTTGACGTTCTGCAACTTCTCCATCTAGCTTAGCTGCCCATTCTTTTTCCTTCTGTTCAAGAAGGGAACGAACATCCATATCAGCTTCTGCTGCAGCTTTAGCTTCTGCTGCTTTTTCTTCAGCCATACGGTTAACTTCAGCTAAGCGATCTTCACGATCTTTCTTTAGAAGATTAATTTCTTCTTTAAGAGAATCGATTTGAGGATAGAGCTTAGATTTTTCTTGTTCACGTACTCGCTGTAAGTCTTGCTCTGAGTAACCCTTTTGTTCAATAAATTGATTTGTCTGGGGAACTGTGTTAGTTGTTTGTGTTGGATTGGCTTCTGATAAAAATGCTTCCTGGGCCACTGCACTATCAACTAGATTAGATGTTTCTGACATGCTTTATTCCTTAGGTTTAAGAGGTCGTTGTCCGATTTAATGCCACGATGACCTACGGTTATTGTTTGGGATAAGCCTTTCAAATTATTGCTAATTTGTCAGCCTAAATTACTTATTTTCCTCAGAGTTAGGGCTATCTTCTTGCTCACCTGAAACGTCACGTGGGGCAAGTTTTGTGCCGTACGCTTGAGTAACTAACTCGGTTTGCATCTGTGCTAACGTCTGCTCTTCAAATGGTGTGATAACTCCAGGTTGCCCAAGAGGTCCAGGACCAATCCCATCCCCAGGAGCTGCTCCAGGAGGTAAGGTTCCATCCGGCATCATACCAGTTAAAGAAGTAATAGCTGAGTTGATCTGTTGTTTGATGAGGTTAAGCGCACCATCAGACTTAGCATCGGCAATAAGCTCTGCTCTGATCTCTTCCAGCTTTTCATGTGGAAATTCTTCGCCAAGTTGGCGAAGCGCACCTTCACGGCTCTCTAGCTGCAAATTCATTTTTTGTTGAATTTCATTCAGCACGATGAGCTTATCTAGTGGCAAAGGGGGTGGGAAATGAACTACTGATTGGTAGCTGATAGGATCCATTAGGTCTAGTTGAGGAAGTTGACCCGCTTTGATATTTCCATTAACTTCTGGGTTATATGTAAATACTTCTGGTTCTTTAAATGCAAGTGTAAGAAGAACAAGCTCATTGATACGTTGAATTCCTTCTCCGTATTGAATTGTCTTCTGTTGGTAACGTGCCATCAATGGCTGGTACTGAATAGCTAAAGCTACGCCAGAGGTATTAGAAATAGGTTGAACTTGTCCTAAAGCTGACTCAGGTACACCAACCATTTCATGCATTGATACCTTGATCGTTTTAAGGTACTCCAGAGCCCCCTGGAGGCCCTGTCCGCCGCCTTCTAGGTTGAATACCTGTGCTTCCTTAGGTAAGCCTCCCCAGACCTTCTTAGGGCCCTTCTCGAGGCTTGAAGCCTTAGCACCTGTAATAACAGTAACTGGTGCCGCATGGTAGTTAACAATGTCTGCAACATCGGTTGCAACCTCGTTATAGTTACGATTAAGGGCAATGATGTCGTGGCAATCTGAAAGTCCCCATGGGGATCCAGAAATGCGCACATTAGGAATATGGATAACTGGCACTACGCCAATTGGGTTTACTCGTGAGTCAATAAGCTCGTCATTGATATATTCTTCAATGCGGTCATCAGTCAAAATTTCAGTGTATGTGTAGACCATACGTGTGCCCTCTACAGAAGTACCCCAGAAACGATACTTCAGCTTAAAACGAATTAGGCGTGAGCGATCGTGTGGGTGGAACTCTGGAAAACAAAAAGAAGAGTTAAGTGGTAGTACGCGTACACGCCCTGCGTGTGGTCGACCTACTGAGTCTACAAAGCCCTCTTCGTACGCAACCTTAACAAAACAGTCACCGGATACCCCGCCTTGCTGGCCCATTTCCCAAAGAGTGCCGTGCTTATCGTTATCAATTTCCCACACACGCTTTAATACGTCTGGGACCACTGCCTCAGTGGACAGTGGGCTTCTGAATTGTGCGCCACGATTAAATGTAAAGTTACAAATAAAATCTGTAAATGCCCGGTAATAATTAAATACTAACTGTGCTTCGCCAATTTCACGGCGGTAAGACCAGTGGTGACCTAGGTACATAGCCCAGTTCATAGAGTAACGGTTTAGACGTGGACCGTGTACTTCAAATTCTTCATCAGCAAGTTCCACTAAACCTAGTGGTGAAATGGAGATGGTTAAGTCAGACGACGCCGCCCTATAACTGGGAGGAGAAAAATCCATACCACCGCTCATTGATTACATCCTGACTTCATAGTTGCCCCCAACTTAAACTACTAGGTTTCGTTTTTTCATTTCACGCTTATGCTCTTGCTTTTTGCGTTTTTCTTTATCTAAAGCTTCTTGCTTGTAATCCCTTTTCTTAGGATCAACTTGCTTAATAGAATCAACGTATCCTCCGCCACTGCGTGCATACTCTGCTGATAACCATTTTGCTGCTTGATAGCTTAATCCCTTTGTTCTTTGTGAAGGATACTTTGCACGCGCTGTTCTACTGAGAGTGTTGTACATCTCTGGATCGCTAGGCTGTGCCATGATCTACCCTTCTAG